TTAATGCTCATTGATATCAATTCCCTCCTGTAATAGACGTTCGTAGCGGGAGTAAGAAATTACTACCGCTTGCGGCTTACCGTTTTTTTGTATAAATGCGACATCATCAGCTTCAACCAGAGCCTTAATCAGTTTCGATGATTGGCCTCGGTTGAATTCCGCTATATTGAGGTGCTTTATGGGCACCTTTGGTTTTGTCTTTTCGTCCGCCAAGAGCAGGTCCTCCTTTCGCAAACAGACTGATACGCATAAAATTATAGCACAATGTAATTGTAATTACAATATGTACTATAATAAATATTATTATTATTTTATTGATTGTAAATGTAATTACTTTTTAAGTGCAAATAGCAAATGGTTTATAATAGAGGCGGCAACACGAGTGGCTTCAAAAAATTGTACGCTATAATGCGAACATGGGTATTGACAAACACATCTACCTCGAGTATAATGTAACTATGTTAGCGTACATACAATCATCGAAAGGAGAGTCGATATGAACGAGAATGAACTGACTTTTGGAAAATTCATTGAGGAAAGGCGTAAGGCTTTGGGTATAACCCTTCGCGGGTTAGCTGCTGAATTGGATATAGCGCCTGCCTATATGAGTGACATCGAAAAAGGCCGTCGATATCCGCCCGACAAGAAACTGGACGAGATTGCCCGGATTTTGAAATTGGAGGGCAAGGAAAAAAACAATATGCTTGATAAAGCGGCCATGACGCGGGATAAAACTGTATCGCCAGACCTGCCGGAATACATTATGGAGAAAGACCTCGCCCGTACCGCTCTTCGCAGAGCACGCGACGGTCGCCTATCTGATGCGGGTTGGCAGGAAGTTATCGACCTTATTAATAAAAAGGTCGGTGATGAATGATTAGTTGACGGGAGGTAAAACGTTTGTATCATAAATACACAGCGGAACGATTAGAAAAACGTGCAGTCGAGATACTGACCAATTATAAAAACGGTGAACTGCTAACAGCACCGCAAGCTATGGATGTTGACCACTTCGCAGAGTTTTACTGCAACGCCACTATTGATTTTGCCAATTTGTCGCAAGACGAGAAAACCCTTGGGTGTACCTGTTTTAATGACGGTAGATTAATTGTTTGGGACGACACCAGAACAAAAGAAATCATACTTAACGTATTAAAGGGCTATATCTTTATTGATAAAGCCCTCCTCGACAGTGAAATTGAGGGACGTGTGAGATTTACCATCATCCACGAATGCTCGCATCTCATCTTGCACCCTCGTTTCTACTACATAAAGCCAGGGACTGTGATGCCTAAAATCAATTGTGCTGTCTACCACATCGAAGAATGGACGAAACGACCGCCTATGTCCGATGATGATATTCGGGAATGGCAGGCGAATCGTCTCGGCGCGGCATTGATTATGCCCGCAAAGACTGTAAAAATGCTGATGGCCGATAAGTTGGGATTACGTGTAGAAAAACTTGCACCCGTATACCTTTCCAACTCTTTTGTAGAAGAAATGTCTGACGTATTTCAGGTGTCTAAATCCGCTATGTCCAAACGCCTGCGCGACTTAGACTTATTACTCCAGTAACTACGGGGAACTAAGCACTATTAAGGTTCTCCGTTAATTTTTATCCCTATGTTCGCAAGTTAGCGTACATAGGCACAGATACAATCAATTTGAAGAGGTGACGCCTTTGAATATCCAAACAGGAATACAACCAATGAAGAAAAAAACAAACCGCAATCCACAGTATATCCGGCAGAGACTCCCTTGCCCCGCCTGCCAATTCGGACGCTTGATTGATACAGGTCAACGAACGCATTCCGTGACATATGTGCCGGGGCAAGATGGTTACCTTGATGCAGATTACTACCTGAAATGCTCTCACTGCAAGGCCGACATCGGCATCCGTAAAATTGAATAATCCCATCTGTACTTAAACAGAGCACGACGCAAAGGTCGCTAATGGCGGCTGATATTAAAAATGACGGACGAGCCTGACAAGTAGCTTTATAGCTATGCGTGAGGTTCGTCCTTTTTGTGTTCTATAGCTGCTTGCTCAGGCTCCTTCCAAATACGAAAGGAGTCAATCTTATGACAAACAAGCAGTATTTTATCCCTGTAAACGGCGAGCTCATCCCCGTGACCGAGGAGATCTATAAAGAATATTACCGTCCCATTTGGAGAACGCATTACCACGCCAGCAAGCATGGGCAGTGCGGTTGCACGGACTGGAGACGGTGCGAAGGTGACTGCGGTCTCTGTCGTTACCGCACTGCGGGTGACTCATTGTCGCTTGATGCCGAATACGAAGGTGAGGAAGGTTCAAAGTTGACCTTGCTGGATATCATTGAGGACTCGGCGCCAAATATTGTGGACATCATTGCGGACAAGCTCATGCTTCAGGAACTGTTCAAGGCGCTGGAGGAACTTGACCCCGACAGCCGCCGCATCTGCGAGCTTATTCGCCAAGGAAAAACCGAACGTGAAATTGCGGCTGAGTTCGGTGTGCGGCAATCCACGCTCAATTATCGGAAAAACAAGCTCATGGACAAGCTTCGTAAATGCTTAAAAGACTTCCAATAATCATCCATCTTGCCCTTCGGTCGTCACACGGCGACTGAAGGGCAAATGTTTTTTCTGATTTTTTTCGTTCAAACCCACCGCTTTCCTCCAGTGGGTAGTGAGGGAGGAGAACAATACACCCTCGGACAGGAGGTAGACGTAATGAATCAGACCGTTCAAACACACGACACCCACGGCAATGTGCCGGATGAGGAGTTAATCGGAGTCCTTACCGCTATCAGCGTGGTGTCAAAGCGCCTGGCAAAAAAACTCTCAATGCTTGCCGGGCAGAGCCAATCAATGGAAGGAGGAAAACCATATGAGCAAAATGAGCGAACTGGCCGCAGAGATTGCGGAACTGCGTAAATGCGGGGAGACCATTATCAGCATCGCCGATTCTTTCACCGAAATGTTCAGCAGCAATGACGAGCCTGCGGATGTTTCCAATCCCACTGCAGAACCAGCGATTACCCTGGAAGCGGTCAGAGCTGTCATGGCGGACAAGTCCCGCAACGGACACACCGCTCAGATTCGCTCTCTGCTCCAAAAATACGGCGCAAGCAAGCTGTCGGAAATCGACCCGGCTAACTACAAAGCCCTACTTGAAGAGGCGGAGGTACTTGCATGAGCAGTCACGCACTTCTATCCGCTTCATCATCCCACCGCTGGCTGAACTGCCCGCCGTCAGCACGGCTCTGCGAGAGCTATGAGGACAAGGGCAGCGGCTACGCCGCCGAAGGCACGGACGCCCACAGTCTTTGCGAGTTCAAGGTGAAATCGGCGCTCGGCGTGGAAGCGAAAGATCCTACGGAGATGCTTTCATATTACAGCGAGGAAATGGAGGACTGTGCAAACGGCTATGCCTCCTATGTGCTGGAACTGGTGGAAGCGGGAAAGCAAACCTGTGCTGACCCGGTTGTGCTGATTGAGCAGCGTGTCAACTTTTCTCGTTGGGTTGAGAGCGGCTTCGGAACAGCCGACTGTATTATCATCACTGACGGGACGCTCCGAATAATTGACTACAAAAACGGGCTCGGCGTTCTGGTAGAAGCGGAAAACAATCCTCAAATGATGTTATACGCGCTCGGCGCACTGGAAATCTTCGACGGCATCTACGACATCGACACGGTCAGTATGACCATCTATCAACCGCGCCGTGCCAATGTCAGCACCTTCACGCTGTCAAAGGACGATTTGTACCAATGGGCGGAAGATACGTTAAAGCCCGCCGCCGAACTCGCCTATGCCGGTGGCGGCGATTACAAATGCGGCAATTGGTGCCAATTCTGCAAGGCGAAACATGACTGCCGCAAGCGTGCGGAATACAATCTGGAACTTGCTAAATTTGACTTCCAACTGCCGCCGCTGCTCACCGATGAGGACGTTGAAGAAATCCTCGGCCGCGTCGATGAACTGGTCTCCTGGGCAAACGACATCAAAGACTACGCACTGCAGACAGCGGTCGGCGGCAAGGAATGGCACGGCTGGAAGCTGGTCGAAGGTCGTTCCAATCGCAAATATACAGATGAAGTGGTCGTGGCTGAAACCGTTACAGCGGCAGGCTTCGATCCCTATGAGCGCAAGGTTCTGGGCATTACCTCCATGACCTCGCTGCTCGGTAAAAAACGCTTTGAGGAAGTCCTCGGCGATTACATTGAAAAGCCGCAAGGCAAACCGACGCTCGTGCCGGAGAGCGATAAACGCCCGGCAATCAACACAGCAAAACAAGATTTTAGTGATTATGAGGAGGACAAATAATATGTCTATCAAAGAAAAAGCAAGCAATCCTATGAAGGTTATCACCGGTACCGACACCCGTTGGAGTTACGCCAATATCTGGGAAGCAAAGTCCATCAACGGCGGTACGCCTAAATTCTCGGTCAGCCTTATCATCCCCAAGACCGATACCCGCACCGTGCAGAAAATCAAAGTGGCTATCGAAGCCGCATACCACGAGGGCGAAGCCAAACTGAAAGGCAGCAGCAAGTCCGTGCCGCCTCTTGCCACCATCAAGACCCCGCTCCGCGATGGTGATACCGAACGCCCGGATGACCCCGCCTACACAAACGCCTATTTCATCAACGCGAACTCCGCTACCGCTCCCGGCGTCGTCGACGCCGACCGCAACGTGATTCTCACCCGCTCCGAGGTATACAGCGGCGTGTACGGCAGAGCGAGCATCTCCTTCTACGCCTTCAACTCAAACGGCAACAAGGGCATCGCTTGTGGACTGAATAATCTTCAGAAAATCCGCGACGGCGAACCGCTCGGTGGCAGAGCCAGTGCTGAGTCCGATTTCACAACCGACGAGGACGAGGATTTTCTCGCCTAAACACCAGATACCCGAAGGGTGGCGGAGCAATCTGCCACCCTATATGGGTTTATGAAAGGACGGTTGATTTATGAAATCACTTAGCATAGACATTGAAACTTACAGCAGTATTGATCTCTCCAAATGTGGTGTTTACCGCTATACGGAAGCGCCGGATTTTGAAATTCTGCTGTTCGGATATTCCGTTGACGGCAGTGAAGTACAGGTGGTCGATATTGCAAACGGTGAGAGCATCCCAGAGTACATTCTCACAGTTCTTATGGATAACGACGTGGTCAAATGGGCGTTCAACGCACAGTTCGAGAGGGTCTGCCTTTCCCGGTATCTACAGGATATCGGATGTTTCGATAACGCAGGTTACAGCATTCCTCAGGATACAGTTGGTGACTATCTTGACCCTAAAGCGTGGCGATGCACGATGGTGTGGTCGGCGTATATGGGACTGCCGCTCTCGCTGGAAGGCGTTGGCGCGGTGCTTGGTCTTGAAAAGCAGAAGCTGACCGAAGGCAAAGACCTCATTCGGTATTTCTGCGTACCCTGCAAGCCCACTGCCGCAAACGGGCAGCGCACACGAAATCTGCCAATCCACGCTAAGGAAAAATGGGATACTTTCAAATCATATAACAAACGCGATGTAGAAACGGAGATGTCGATACAGCAAAAACTGTCAAAGTTTACCGTGCCGGACTCCATATGGGACGAATACCATCTCGACCAAGAAATAAACGACCGGGGCGTGGCGTTGGATATGACGCTCGTCAGAGAAGCCGTCGCAATGGATACGCGCTCCCGCTCCGAGCTGACAAATATGATGCAGATCCTCACCGAACTGGACAATCCCAATTCGGTTATGCAAATGAAACAGTGGCTCTGCGACCGGGGGCTGGAAACGGATACCCTCGGTAAAAAGGCGGTAGTGGAACTCTTGAAAACAGCGCCGCCGGAATTGCGTGATGTGTTGACGCTCCGGCAGCAGCTTGCCAAATCCTCCGTGAAAAAGTATCAGACGATGGAAAACGCGGTCTGCGCCGACGGACGCGCTCGCGGTATGTTCCAGTTTTACGGTGCAAACCGAACCGGGCGCTGGGCTGGCAGACTGATTCAAATGCAAAATCTGCCCCAGAATCATCTGCCAGACTTGGAACAGGCTCGTTGTCTTGTGCGCGGCGGCGATTTTGATGCGCTGGAAATGCTCTACGGCTCCGTGCCGGAGGTGCTGTCGGAACTGATACGCACGGCGTTTGTGCCGATGCCCGGACGCAAGTTTATAGTGGCGGACTTTTCCGCTATCGAAGCCCGTGTTATTGCGTGGTTTGCAGATGAAAAGTGGCGGCAGAAAGTTTTTGAAAGCGGCGGCGATATTTATTGTGCGTCCGCATCTCAGATGTTTCGCGTCCCCGTGGAGAAACACGGCGTGAACGGGCATCTGCGGCAAAAAGGCAAAATTGCCGAACTCGCCCTCGGTTATGGCGGCTCCGTAGGTGCGCTCAAAGCAATGGGTGCTCTGGACATGGGGCTGACCGAAGATGAGCTGCCGCCGCTCGTGTCGGCCTGGCGCTCGTCCAATCCGAACATTGTGAGCTTCTGGTGGGATGTCGACCGCGCCGCGATGAAAGCAGTAAAGGAAAAAACCGCGACCGATACGCACGGCATCTGCTTTGTATATCAGAGCGGGATGCTTTTTATTATACTTCCGTCCGGCAGACGGCTCGCCTATGTGAAACCGCGCATCGGAGAAAATAGGTTCGGCGGCGGCTGCATTACCTATGAAGGCGTCGGCGGTACGAAAAAATGGGAGCGCATCGAAAGTTACGGTCCCAAAATCGTGGAAAACATCGTTCAGGCGACAGCCCGCGATATTCTCTGCTACGCAATGCAGACGCTCCGCCATTGCTTTATTACTATGCATATCCACGACGAACTGGTCATTGAAGCCGACAGGCGTATGTCGCTCGATGCCGTGTGCAAACAGATGAGCCGAACTCCACCTTGGGCGCAGGGGCTAAAACTCCGTGCCGACGGTTATGAGACGGATTTTTATAAAAAAGATTGATTCTTTTCGTTCAAGACCTACATTTCCCTCCAGTGAGTTTTGAAGGGGTTTTACCCCTAATAAATTCGCTGGAGGTTTTTATGGACACTATTCAAATTTATCGCTACGAGGACTGCGATGTGCGCACGGCAAACAGAAACGGAGAGCCGTGGTTTGTTGCGGCCGATGTTTGCCGGGTGCTCGATCTCGGCAACCCAACTATGGCATTGGAGCGTTTGGACGAGGACGAAATGACCCTCAGTTCAATTGAGGGTCATTCAGGGCAGCGCGGCGGAGCGCAAATGCATAATTTAGTAAACGAACCCGGCTTGTACACGCTCATTCTCGGCAGCCGCAAGCCGCAGGCGAGAGCATTCAAAAGATGGATTACGCATGATGTCATTCCTTCCATTCGTAAGCACGGCCTTTACGCTACCGATGAAATTCTCGCAGACCCGGACATCCTTATCGCCGCATTGCAGGAACTTAAAGCGGAGCGCGAACGTACCAAAATGTTACAGCTCACGGCAGCGATTCAGGAACAGCAGATTGCCGAAATGCAGCCGAAAGCCAGCTATTATGATCTCATTCTTCAAAACAAGAACACCGTACCCGTTACACAGATTGCCAAGGACTACGGCATGAGCGGACGCGCGTTCAACAAGCTGCTTCACGAACTCGGCATCCAGTACAAACTGCGTGAAACATGGCTTTTGTATCAGGATTATGCCAATCAGGGCTATACGCAATCCCGCACCCACGCCATCGACGCCGACCGAAGCGTTATGCACACTTACTGGACTCAAAAAGGCAGACTGTTTCTTTATGACCTGCTCAAAAGCAAGCGCGGCATTCTGCCCGTTATTGAGAGGGGTGCGGAATGAGTATAGACAAATACAACGCCGAGGGATATTACGACCCAACCGCCTATGAAGCGATGACCGTCATCGAAAAAGAAGAACGTGCGCTTCGGGCGTTCAGACCCATTGTGTATATCTGCTCCCCCTATGCCGGAGATACGGAAAACAACGTAAAATCGGCGCAGGGATACAGCCGATTTGCGGTAGACAAAGGTTATATTCCAATCGCGCCGCATCTACTGTTTCCGCAGTTTATGAATGACGCCGATCCCGCAGAGCGAAAGTTGGGTCTTTTCTTCGGCAACGCTCTTATGAGCAAATGCTCCGAAGTCTGGGTATTCGGCGAACGCATCTCTGCCGGTATGGAAGCGGAAATCAAACGCGCCCGGTGGAAAAATTACCGCTTGCGCTATTTTACCGAAAGTTGTGAGGAGGTTCAAAAATGATGTTCACGCTATATCGTGCCGACTGTATCGGCAATCGCGGGAACTGCCTATATCCGAATAAGATAAATGTTACGTACGATGCCGCTCTGAAAGAAGCGGTCAAATGCGACTATGTGAGCGCTGAGTACCAGAACAGCTACCGCAGCGGCGCAAACTTCATCGGTGCAGACTGCCTTCCCGTCGACTGCGATAACGACCATTCGGAAGAGCCCGCTGACTGGGTGGTTCCCGCCAATATTGCGGATGCTTTCCCCGGCGTAGATTTCGCCGTACATTACAGTCGCAACAATATGAAAGAGAAAAACGGCAAAGCCGCAAGACCCAAGTTTCATGTACTCTTTCCCATCGACCGTGTTTCCGACGCAAGGCTTTATGCGGATATGAAAAAGTTGGTCTGCGGCATCTTTCCGTTCTTTGACACCCAGGCGCTTGACGCCGCGCGGTTTTTCTTCGGCACCTCCGATCCGGAGGTTGAAATGTATTCCGGCGCAATGAACCTAACCGCCTTTTTACGGGATGACGATTTCGATGCTGATATGGAGAACAACGCTCAACCCCGTGTTATTGCCGAGGGAAGGCGGAACGCCACGCTCTCGCGATTCGCCGGTCGCATCCTTAAGCGTTACGGGGATACCGAGGAGGCGCATCAATGCTTCTGCGATGAAGCCGCGAAATGTTCTCCGCCGCTGGACGCACAGGAGATTGCCACCATCTGGCGCAGCGCACGGAGTTTTTATCAGCGCATACAACGGCAGGACGGGTATGTGTCGCCGGAGGTGTACAACGCCGATGTTTCGTATAAGCCTGGGGATTTCTCCGATGTCGGACAGGCCACGGTGCTGTCAAAGTATTTCGGCAGCGAATTGCGCTATTCACCGGCTACCCATTACATCCGCTACAGCGAAAACTACTGGCAGGAAACAGAACCCGGCGCACAGGCGGTGGCGCAGGAACTCACCAGACGCCAACTGGACGAGGCGACCAGCGACTTGCTGACCGCTGTAAAAACACTTTCGGAGGTTGGCGCACAGGAAATATTGGACACCACTTCCAAGAGTAAGGCCGAGTCGCTGTTCAATGATGAGCAGGCCGAAGCCTACGCCGCTTTCCTTGCCGCGAAAGCATATCAGTCCTTTGCCATCAAGCGCAGGGAGTCGAAAAACATCACGGCGACGCTGCGGGAAGCACATCCGATGCTGGAAATCTCGCCGCGAGACCTTGATACGGATTGTTTCCTTCTGTGTACGCCTGCCGCCACCTATGATCTTCGCAAAGGTATGGACGGTGCAAGAGAACATTCCCCGGAGGACTATATCACGAAAATCACCTCTGTTTCGCCCGGTGATAAAGGTGAAAAACTTTGGAAGGACACCATCAATCTCATTTTCGGTGGTGACCAAACTCTTATCGCCTATGTGCAAATGGTATGCGGTCTTGCCGCTATCGGCAAGGTGTTTCTGGAAGCCCTTATAATTGCTTACGGCGATGGGCGTAACGGTAAATCTACCTTCTGGAATGTCATATCCCGCGTAATGGGCTTATACAGCGGAAACATCTCCGCTGATGCCCTCACCGTAGGGTGTCGCAGAAATATCAAGCCGGAGATGGCGGAGGTCAATGGCAAACGCCTGTTGATTGCGGCGGAGTTGCAGGAGGGTACACGCTTGAACAACTCGGTTGTCAAGCAGCTCTGCTCCACGGACGATGTTTTTGCGGAGAAAAAGTATAAAGACCCGTTCAGCTTCAAGCCTTGCCACACGCTGGTGCTATACACAAACCATCTTCCAAAGGTGGGTGCTTCGGACGCGGGTATATGGCGCAGGCTGATTGTCATTCCGTTCAACGCCAAGATTGAGGGTAAAAGTGACATCAAGAATTACGCCGAGTACCTTTATGCCAACGCAGGCGAAAGCATTCTTGCATGGGTTATCGAGGGTGCGAAAAAGGTTATTGACATCAATTTCAAGATTCCCCTGCCAAAGTGTGTTGGTGACGCAATCGAGGCGTACAGACAGGAAAATGACTGGCTCGGTCATTTCCTTGATGAGAAATGTGAGCTTGGCGGGGGTTTGCGAGAAAAGTCCAGCGACCTCTATGTTGCATATAGGACTCATTGCGCCGAAACAAATGAGTTTGTACGCAGTACGACAGATTTCTACGCCGCTTTAGATAACGCCGGCTTCCAGAAAATAAATCCTAAGGGCCGGCGCTTCATTACCGGGCTCAGGTTGAAGGTTGACTGCGGTGATTTTGAGGACTTTTTGAACTGAGGGTGGAGGTCGTGGAGGTCATATACCAAAAGTCTCTTTAGGAGTAAAAAAATTAGTCTAAAGAGAGTTTTATGAAACGACCTCCACGACCTCCACCCAATATAAAAATCGCATAATGGAGGCGCGGCATATGAGAGAAAAAGCAATAGAGACAAAACTTGCAAAAAAGGTAAAAAGCATGGGCGGAATCGCATTGAAAATATCATCAACAAATTATGATGGGATGCCCGACCGTCTTGTGCTTCTCACTGATGGGAGGCTGGCGTTTATCGAAATAAAAGCACCGGGAAAGAAACTGCGTCCATTGCAGGAAAAGCGGAAACGGCAACTGGAAGCGTTATGCTTTGCGGTATTCGTGATTGACAGCATAGAGCAGATTGGAGGGATTCTTGATGAAATACGCGGCACATGATTACCAGAAATATGCGACAAAATTTATCCTTCAGCATCCCATATCAGCCATTCTGCTTGATATGGGCTTGGGCAAGAGCGTCATTACACTGACGGCAGTAAACGACCTGCTGTTCGACAGTTTCGAAATACACAAGGTTCTCGTCATAGCACCGCTCCGAGTGGCACGAGATACATGGCCTGCGGAACTTGAGAAATGGGAGCATCTGCATGGGCTGATTTATTCCGTTGCCGTCGGCACCGAACTGCAGCGGAAAGCAGCTCTGCTGCAGAAAGCCGACATCTTCATCATCAACCGTGAAAATATCGAATGGCTTGTAGAAAAAAGTGGTCTACCGTTTGACTACGATATGGTGGTGGTAGATGAGCTTTCGTCCTTCAAATCATACCAAGCAAAACGGTTCCGCAGTCTAATGAAAGTCCGTCCTTTTGTAAAACGCATCACGGGATTAACGGGAACGCCAAGCAGCAACGGTCTCATGGATTTGTGGGCGGAGTTCCGACTGCTGGATATGGGCAAACGGCTCGGGCGGTTTATCACGCATTTCCGCAGCGATTATTTCGTGCCGGATAAGCGTAACCAACAGATTGTGTTCAGCTATAAACCAAAGCCCGGTGCCGAGGATGCGATATACCGTCTTGTGTCGGATATCACTATCAGCATGAAAAGTACCGACTATCTCAAAATGCCGGAATACGTGATAAACGAAGTCCCTGTGCGGCTTTCGGAAAAAGAAATGGAGTGCTACCAGACCTTAAAGGACGATTTGATTCTCAGCCTTGACGGTCAGGACATTGATGCCGCCAATGCCGTAGGTCTGTCAAATAAGCTGACGCAGATGGCAAACGGCGCTGTTTACAGCGAGGACAACAAAGTAATCGCCATTCACGACCGCAAGTTGGATGCACTGGAGGACTTGATTGAAGCGGCAAACGGCAAACCCGTGTTAGTGGCATACTGGTTCAAACATGACCTCTCACGAATTGAGGAGCGTCTGCACAAACGGCACATTCCTTTTTCCAAGCTGGATACCGTCGATTCAATTAAGCGATGGAATAACGGTGAATTGCCCGTGGCATTGGTTCACCCTGCCTCTGCCGGACACGGTTTAAACCTCCAGTCCGGCGGCTCTACTCTGATATGGTTCGGTCTGACTTGGAGCTTGGAACTGTACCAGCAGACCAACGCCCGCTTGTGGCGGCAGGGACAAACGGCAGATACAGTGGTTATTCACCACCTCATCGCCAAGGACACTATTGACGAAAAAATCATGGTGGCTCTGAAAAAGAAAGACAAAACGCAGTCCGCACTTATCGATGCAGTCAAAGCAGACTTGAAAATCTAAGACAATCTTCGACAACATACGACAATCCGTGCCAATCCGAGAGAAATAAAAATATCGGAGGTACAGATTATGAATCCCTATGAAGAGTTAGCAAATGCCATCGTGCTACAGGCGGTCAAGGATTTTCGGCTACACGATGATGAAAAGGAACTGGTCAGCATTGAGCGTTTCTTCCGTTCCAGCTGGTTTAGCGTCCTGACGAGTATTAACCCTGAAATATTAATCACCAAATTGAGGAAGGAAAAAGTGTGCTATGAATACTAAAACATACCTTTCTCAAACCCGCTACCTTGATATGCGCATCAGATCCAAGCTCCAGCAGGTGGATTCTCTGAACGAACTGGCAACGAACTGTACATCGGTCTTGACGGGTATGCCCAGAAACCCCAGCGGTTCCACCTCACGAATGGCCGACGCTATTTGCAAGATCATTGACCTGCAGAATGAGATCAACCGTGACATTGATACGCTTGTTGACCTAAAGAAAAAAATCATGCGTGTCATCAAATCCGTGGTCAATCCGGAGCACCAGACCCTTTTGGAGAAACGCTATCTTTGCTTTCTCTCTTGGAAGAAAATTGCCGTGGACATGGGTTATGACCTGCGCTACGTTCATAAGCTCCACATCCGCGCTTTGGATGAATGTAAAGTCCCCGCTGCTCCCGAAGTGGACACGATAAGACACTGAAAGACATACGCCTCTTATGTTAGTATTATGATAGGCAAATAGGATAAAGCAAAAGCCATCGAGGAGAAATCCCCGGTGGCTTTTGCTTTACCCTGAACGGAGGTGAACCCATGCCATACAAACCAAAGCGTCCCTGCGCCTACCCCGGCTGCGGTCGGCTTGCCGTGCGCGAGCAATACTGTGCCGAGCATCAGAAGGCGGCGGACAAACATTACAACCAGCACGAACGTGACCCTGCTTCCAACAAACGCTACGGCAGAACCTGGAAGCGCATCCGCGACCGCTACATCAAAGCGCACCCTCTTTGCGAACAGTGTCATAAGGAAGGCAAACTCACGCCAGCTGAAGAGGTACACCACATCATTCCGCTCTCCAAAGGCGGCGGCAATGAAGTGAGCAATCTCATGGCTTTGTGCAAGTCCTGTCATTCACGCATCACTGTGGAGATGGGTGACCGATGGTGAAAATGATATTAAAAGAGGCATCGTTTACATTTTGGTACGATGCCTCAAAGCTTTATATGCTTTGTGTTATTGTCACCCCCGGTGGGGGTATCCAAATCGCTAAAACAAAAAAAACTGGACAGCGGCGTGGGGCTTCGTGTTGAAAAACGCGGTTTCAAACGATGGAATAACCCCTGCGCGAAAGGAGTGTGATGAATATGGCGAAAGACGGCACCAACAGAGGCGGTGCTCGTGTCGGCGCGGGTGCGAAAAAGAAGCCGCTCACCGATAAAATATCAGCCGGAAACCCAGGCGGCAGAAAACTGACCGTGATGGAGTTTTCCGACACGGCGGACTTACAGGGGCAGGCGATGCCGGAACCTAACAAAATGCTCGAAGCCGTACAGAAGGACGGCAAGACGCTCGTCGCAAGCGAAATCTTCAAAAGCACATGGCAATGGCTGAATGAGCGTGGCTGTGGGGTTCTCGTTTCTCCGCAGCTCTTGGAAAGGTACGCCATGAGTGTGGCTCGGTGGATTCAGTGCGAGGAGTGCATCTCCGAATACGGTTTTCTGGCGAAGCACCCTACCACGGGCAACGCCATCCAAAGCCCGTATGTAGCTATGAGTCAGAATTTCATGACACAGACAAACCGCCTGTGGTATGAGCTTTTTCAGATTGTAAAGGAAAACTGCACCGGCGAATACAGCGGAGCCAATCCGCAGGACGATGTGATGGAGCGGCTTTTGACTGCTCGGAAAGGAAAATAATATGACTACTTACAAAACAGCCGAGAGCGTCTGCGCCGGGCACCCGGATAAGCTGTGCGACCTCATTGCCGACAGCATTCTTGACGCCTGTCTGCGCAAAGACAAATCATCCCGTGTTGCCTGTGAGGTCATGGTAACCAAGGGCAAAATTATCGTTGCGGGCGAGATCACCTGCGACGGCAAAGTCGACATCCGCTGGGAGGTGCGTGAAGTCCTCCGCAAGGTCGGATACAATCCGTGGAAGTTCACAGTTTTCGTATTCGTCCATAAACAGAGCAAGGACATCGACGCCGGAGTGACTACTGCCCTCGAAGCCCGAAACGGCAGTGAGGAACGCTATGCCTCCATCGGTGCGGGCGACCAAGGCACCGTCTACGGTTACGCCACAAAAGAAACCCGCGAGATGCTTCCTCTTCCGCTGGTGCTGGCGCATCGCATCGTGAAGCGCCTTGACACCGTCCGCAAGGACAAAATTGTGAAAGGCATTCTGCCGGACGGCAAAGCGCAGGTCACGGTTGAATATGAGGACGGCAAGCCCAAGCGTGTGAAAACCATCGTGGTCTCCGTTCAGCACGACAAGGATAAAACGCAGGAGCAGCTTTACTCCGACATTAAGCAAAATGTTCTGTGGCAGTGCTTTGAGGACTTTCCCTTTGACGATGACACCGAAATCCTCATCAATCCCTCCGGCAGATTTGTCGAGGGCGGACCAGCCGCCGACACCGGGCTGACGGGCAGAAAGATGATGGTGGACACCTACGGAGGGCTTGCTCTTCACGGCGGAGGTGCGTTCAGCGGCAAAGACCCCACGAAGGTCGACCGCAGCGGCGCATACATGGCGCGGTACATTGCAAAAAATATCGTATGGAGCGACTTGGCTGAGAGATGCGAGGTCGCTCTTTCTTATGCCATTGGCAAGGCTGACCCCGTGGCGGTTAATATAAACGCCTTCGGCACGAGTGCGCTGACCGATGAGCAGCTACGAGATGTTGTGCTGTTTGTGTTCAACCTTCGCCCGGCGGCAATCATTGAAAAGCTGCGTCTGCGCAATGCAATATACGAGGACACGGCTGTATACGGACATTTCAATTCCTGTCTCTTCCCGTGGGAGGACTACGATAGGTACAAAGAAATCAGAAAGGCGGCGGAGAAATATGCTGATAGAAAAGATTCAGACTGATCGGCTCATCCCCGCCGACTATAACCCTCGCAAAGACCTCAAGCCGGGCGACCCGGAGTACGAAAAGCTGAAACGCTCGCTTGAGGAGTTTGGCTATGTCGAACCCGTTATATGGAACAAGATCACCTCTCATGTCGTCGGCGGCCACCAGCGTCTGAAGGTGCTGCTCGATACGGGCATCACCGAGGTCGAGTGCGTGGTGGTCGAGATGGACGCCGAAAAGGAAAAGGCGCTCAATGTCGCACTTAACAAAATCAGCGGTGACTGGGATAAAGACAAGCTGGCTCTACTTATCGCCGACCTGCAGGGCGCGGACTTCGATGTTTCGCTCACAGGCTTCGACCCCGGAGAGATTGATGACCTTTTCAAGGATAACTTGAAAGACGGTATCAAAGATGATGACTTCGATGTGGATGCGGAACTGCAAAAGCCAGCCGTCACCAAGCAAGGCGACGTTTGGCTGCTCGACCGGCATAGGCTGGTCTGCGGCGATTCCACCAAAGCCGACACCTTCACTGCTCTGATGGATGGGAAGCTCGCAAACCTCGTGGTGACCGACCCTCCGTACAACGTCAACTATGAAGGAACGGCGGGCAAAATCAAAAACGACAATATGGAAAGTGGAGCGTTCTATGACTTCCTGCTGGCGGCGTTTACAAACACCGAAGCGGCGACGGCACAGGACGCTTCCGTTTATGTGTTCCATGCCGACACCGAAGGGTTGAACTTCCGCAAAGCTTTCTCGGACGCAGGCTTTCAGCTTTCCGGGTGCTGCATCTGGAAGAAGCCGTCGCTGGTGCTGGGACGCTCGCCCTATCAGTGGCAGCACGAGCCTGTACTGTTCGGCTGGAAGAAAAAAGGCAAGCACAACTGGTACGCCGACCGCAAGCAGACCACCATCTGGGAATTTGAAAAGCCGAAGAAAAACGCCGACCATCCCACCATGAAGCCGATTGCGCTGCTGGCATATCCCATTATGAACAGCAGCCTCACAAACTGCATCGTGTTGGACCCCTTTGGTGGCAGCGGTTCTACACTTATTGCCTGTGAACAATCCGATAGGATTTGCTTTACCATTGAGCTTGACGAAAAATACTGCGATGTCATTGTGAAACGGTATATCGAACAGGTTGGCAGTGTCGATAATGTTTCTGTTTTCAGGGACGGTGTTACGCTGAAATATGCGGAGGTATCCTCCGATGAGTAAATTGACGCTTGGCTCCCTCTTTGATGGCTCCGGCGGCTTTCCGTTGGGTGGTCTGCTCTGTGGGATTGAACCGCTGTGGGCTTCGGAAATTGAACCATTTCCCATACGGGTAACCACGAAAAGGATACCGCAGATGAAGCATTACGGCGATATAACCAAGCTGAACGGCGCGGATTTGCCTCCGGTGGATATTATAACTTTCGGCTCGCCCTGTACCGATATGTCGGTTGCCGGGAAAAGAGCCGGTCTGGACGGAAGCCAATCCGTCCTTTTTTATGAAGCAATACGAATTATAAAGGAAATGAGGTGCAAGACCAATGGCAGATACCCAAGATACGCTGTCTGGGAAAACGTGCCCGGCGCATTCAGTTCAAACCAAGGGGCCGATTTCAAGGCAGTCCTCGAAGCGGTCGTCAGCGTCACCGGGCAAAATGCCGAGGTGCCTGCGCCTGACAACGGGCGGTGGTCCTACGCCGACTGCTACATGGGAGACGGATGGTCGCTGGCTTACAGAACTATCGACGCGCAATATTTCGGAGTACCCCAGCGCCGCCGCAGAATCTACCTTGTCGCGGATTTTGCAGGCGAATGTGCCGGAGAAATACTATTTGAGCCAAAAGGCGTGTCAAGGAATTTTGCGCCGTGCGGCAGCCCGTGGCAAAGAACTGCCGGAGATGCTGAGAACGGCTCTGGAACAACAGGCAGCGGCATAACCTGCCTGAACGACCAAGGCGGCAACCGCATGGACATCACCAAAGATACAACTTCCACGCTCCGCGCCGAAGCCCACCACCCGCCCTGCGTCATGCAGTCGAGCGGGTTCTGCACAGAGCATTCGGCGAAGAGCCGTGGTGTGGGGTTTGAGGAAGAACGCTCTCCCACGCTCCGGGCCGGTGTCGTGCCTGGTGTCGCAATCGAAAACCATCCGACCGACGGTCGTGTCAAGGTTTCAGAAGACGGCATGGTGCAGACGCTCACTTCCCGTATGGGTACGGGCGGCATGAACACTCCGCTTGTACTGGACACGCCGAAAACGCTGAAAATTCGTTCCGGCTGTGAGGGAGGCGGCAAAGGCGCGCTGATACAGGATGACAAATCCGCTACGCTCGGCTGCAACAACGACCAGACGGTTTTCGTACCGACTGCTTACGGTATCTGCTCCGACAAGAGCAATTCCATGATGTCAGATAATCCTCACAGCGGCATTTACAAAGCTGTCACTTCTCGCACCATCGACGCAAACGGCGGAAATCCCAGTTGTAATCAAGGCGGTATCGCTGTGGTTGCACTCCAAGGTTCAATGATTGGACGCGAGGATAAAAACGGTCCCCAAGGCAGCGGCATTAATGAGGATATCAGTTTTTCACTCACGGCTGCAGACCGCCACGCAGTAGTATATTCGATGACAACCGGAGGTTTTTCAGAGATACACAAGGAAAAAGCCGCCACTTTGATGGCGCGTGACTATAAAGACCCTCAGCTTGTTAACCAGCCGGACTACATCGTCCGCAGGCTGACGCCTACTGAATGCGCCCGGCTTCAAGGCTTCCCGGACGACTGGTGCACCAGTCTCGGTACGGATAACCCAACCGAGAATGAAATCGCGTTCTGGACTGAGGTCCGGGAAACTCACCGCCGCATCGTCGACATAAGCGAAAAGCCAAAGAGCCGCAAGCAGATTATCAAATGGCTGAACGACCCGCACTCCGATGCCGCCGAGTATAAAATGTGGGGCAACGGCGTGGCGCTGCCGTGTGTTTGCTTTGTGCTTGCGGGGATTGTGTCATCTACACAAGAAACCGCTTGATTATCGGGACATCATTCTCCATATAAAAATGCTCCGAATTGCTTGATAAATCAGGCATTCAGAGTGATATATGTATGTACCGAAAAGAGAAAGGCGGTATAAACAATGACAATCAACTACAATGTAACAGGCAGCGAGCGCAAACAGCTCGTGCAAACAATCGCGGAGATTACGGAGTGCGAGACAAAATATAAGGGCGCTCCGACCTTCGCCTACGAGGTGGACTATTTCACCATTGACAAAAACGGCGTCCTATCCTTCGACGACTGTGCCGACAGCGAGGGAATCGAAAAACTCATCGAGGGTCTGGCGGAGCGGGGCTTTGAATTTGACGGGTACGACAAGACCGCACTTACCATTGAAATGCCCCGTTCTTTCTTCACCGACACGGCGCTTGAAAATCTCAGCCGATTGGTGGAAAGCAAAGGCTCGCTAATCAAAAAGGCGCTCGGCATCACCGACCTGTCTATCCTAAAGGGTGAGGAGAAGGTCAGCTTCCCGTGGTTCTCCGATGCAAGCGATTCAGACGCAGTAAAGGCTTATACCCACCTTGTCACTGCGCTCTGTGAGATGGCGAAAACACAGAAACGGGTCAGCGCGACCGACAAGCCCGTGGACAACGAGAAGTACACGTTCCGCTGTTTCCTCCTCCGGCTCGGCTTCATCGGCTCGGAATATAAGGCGGAGCGAAAAATTCTGCTCTCAAAGCTGACAGGCAGCTCAGCGTTCAAACAGAATAACTGCAAGGCGGTGGATGAAGATGAATGAGCTTCCCACCGCCTTCTTCGTTGAGTATCCATTTCGCATTGAGGACTTAATCCGCCCTTATTTATCGGAATGGGTGAAACCGTATATAGTGGAAAAGGAAATTAGGCTCGGTAAAATTGATTACGAAAACTTTACAACCGACTTATGTGTTGACAGATGGTTTATAGAAAAATACACGAATCTTTGTAGCATAGACGAAAACGGAGTTTGGCATTGTGTTTTGGTAAGGCAAAAAGGAAAATCCGAGGGCGTGTTGGTTATGTCGGAAGGCAGAGTTTTTCCGAAATGGGCTGCATATTTGCCAAGTGAGGAGGTAGCTGAATGAACATCCGTCCTGAAATACTCAAACAATTAAGAGATTGGTTTACCCCTGGAACCCGTGTGGAGCTTGTTCGTATGAACGATGTTCAGGCACCGCCCGTAGGTACAAAAGGTACGGTCGTCGGCGTAGACGACATAGGCTCCATCATGGTGAACTGGGATAACGGCAGTGGTTTGAATGTGGTATATGGTGAAGATTTCTGCCGGAAAGTTGAGGACAGCGATGGACAGTAAAGTCAAGGAACAAATACTTGCCATTCGTAAATTGGGCGAAACAAATATGTTCGATGTGCCGAAGGTACGGGAAATCGCCTTACGGGAAAATTACTGCGAACTGGTGATTTATCTCATCGAAAACAAAGCCGCATATACGCGGTTCATCCTCACAGACGACGAAGAATAACAAAAAATTATAACTGGAGGACAGCGCCGGAAACGGCTCTGTTTCTCGTACAGATTGATTTTGAGGGCTTGCCGACGGCAGGTCTATTTTTATGCTCTGCGAAAGGAGGCGGCGGGTATACGAAAACTTAAAAAATACAATCCCACCCGGTTCAAAGCTGCGGATTCGATTTACGACAAGGCCGCCGCCGATTATGCCGTAACTTTCGTCGAAGCCCTCTCCCATACAAAAGGAACTTGGGCGGGAAAGCCCTTTGAACTGATCGACTGGCAGGAACAAATTATCCGTGATGTGTTTGGAACACTCAAGCCCAACGGCTACCGACAGTTCAATACTGCCTATGTGGAGATACCGAAGAAAATGGGAAAATCCGAACTTGCGGCGGCGATTGCACTGCTCCTCACCTGCGGAGACAGAGAGGAACGTGCCGAGGTGTACGGCTGTGCTGCTGACCGAAACCAGGCATCCATCGTCTTCAATGTGGCGGCGGATATGGTGCGTATGTGTCCGGCACTGTCCAAGCGAGTAAAAATACTGGATGCCACCAAGCGGCTCATTTATCAGCCGACGGGCAGCATCTACCAAGTGCTGTCGGCAGACGTCGGCAACAAGCACGGCTTCAACACCCACGGTGTGGTGTTCGATGAGCTGCATACTCAGCCGAACCGAAAATTATATGACGTCATGACCAAGGGCAGCGGCGACGCGAGAATGCAGCCGCTGTATTTTCTTATCACGACCGCCGGGGACAATCAGCACAGCATCTGCTGGGAGGTTCATCAAAAGGCACTCGACATCCTCGATGGCAGAAAACATGACCCGACCTTTTATCCCGTAATATACGGCGCGGCGCAGGAGGACGACTGGACTGACCCCAAGGTGTGGAAGAAAGCGAATCCGTCGCTCGGTATTACGGTCGGCATGGATAAGGTCAAGCAAGCTTTTGAATCGGCACGGCAGAATCCCGCCGAGGAGAACAGCTTCCGTCAATTGCGCTTGAATCAATGGGTCAAACAAGCGGTGCGCTGGATGCCGATGGACAAATGGGATAAATGCGCATTCCCCGTAAACACAGATAGTCTGCAAGGGCGCGTCTGCTACGGCGGACTCGACCTTTCGTCCTCCACCGACATTACGGCGTTTGTTCTGGTATTCCCGCCAGAGGACGAGGACGACAAATACGTCGTGCTGCCGTTCTTCTGGATTCCGGAGGATAATGTGGATTTGCGTGTGAGAAGAGACCATGTGAATTACGACATCTGGAAGAAGCAGGGATATCTTGAAACCACCGAGGGCAATGTCGTGCATTACGGCTTTATCGAGAGATTCATCGAGGAACTCGGCACCAAATACAACATCCGCGAGATTGCTTTCGACCGCTGGGGCGCAGTTCAGATGATGCAGAACCTTGAAAATCTCGGTTTTACGGTCGTGCCGTTCGGCCAGGGCTTTAAGGATATGAGCCCTCCGACCAAAGAACTGATGAAATTGACTTTGGAACAGAAAATAGCTCATGGCGGACATCCGGTTCTTCGCTGGATGATGGATAACATCTACATCCGCACTGACCCCGCAGGCAATATAAAAGCCGACAAGGAAAAATCCACAGAGAAGATTGACGGTTCTGTCGCCACCATCATGGCGCTCGACCGTGCGATTCGGTGCGGTAACGACAATGGCGAAAGCGTCTACGATAACCGTGGATTGCTAATTTTTTAGTAAAGGAGTGTGATGTCTATGGGAATATTTCAAGGAATATTTAAAGCCCGCGACAAGCCCCAAAACAGCCTTGGCGGCAGCCGTTACAGCTTCCTGTTCGGCGGCACGACCGCCGGAAAGCCTGTCAACGAGCATACTGCCATGCAAATGACGGCCGTGTACTCCTGCGTAAGGATACTGTCCGAAACGGTGGCGGGACTGCCGCTCCATGTTTACCTCTACAACGATTCGGGTGGCAAGGAGAAAAACCTGCAACACCCGTTATATAAACTACTCCACGATGAGCCAAACCCTGAGATGACTTCATTTGCGCTTCGAGAAACGCTGATGAGTCATCTTTTATTGTGGGGAAACGCTTACGCGCAGATTATCCGGAACGCCAGCGGTGAGGTCATCGCCCTTTATCCGCTGATGCCAAATAAAATGACGGTCGACCGTGATTCAAACGGCCGGCTTTTCTATTTGTATCAGCGAAGCACCGATGATGCACCCACGCTCGGAAAAGACAGTCAGGTCTACCTCGCACCATCGGATGTGCTGCATATCCCTGGCTTGGGCTTTGACGGACTGGTCGGTTATTCACCGATTGCGATGGCAAAGAACGCCGTGGGGCTGGCGATGGCCACCGAGGAATACGGAGCGAAGTTCTTCGCCAACGGTGCCGCGCCGGGCGGCGTGCTGGAACATCCCGGCACAATAAAAGACCCGCAGAAAGTCAAGGAATCGTGGAATGCCGCCTACCAAGGCTCCACAAACGCCCACAGGGTGGCTGTGCTTGAGGAAGGCATGAAGTACCAGGCCATTGGCATCTCGCCCGAACAGGCGCAGTTTCTGGAAACGCGGAAGTTTCAAATCAATGAAATCGCCCGTATCTTCAGGATACCGCCCCATATGCTCGCCGACCTTGAAAAATCGTCCTTCAGTAACATCGAGCAGCAGTCGCTGGAATTCGTGAAATACACGCTCGACCCGTGGGTGGTGCGCTGGGAGCAGTCCATGTGCCGCGCCTTGCTGATGGAAAGCGAAAAGCCGACCGTGTTCATCAAATTCAATGTGGACGGGCTGCTGCGCGGCGACTATGTCAGCCGCATGAGCGGTTACGCCACCGCACGTCAGAACGGTTGGATGAGCGCCAATGATATCCGCGAGCTTGAGAACCTGGACCGAATCCCGGTGAATCTCGGTGGCGACCTGTATCTTATTAACGGCGCAATGACCAAATTACAGGACGCGGGTGTGTTCGCAAATACGACAGGAACGGAGGAAACAACCAAATGAAGAAATTCTGGAACTGGGTAAAGGACGAGAAGTCCGACACCAGAACGCTCTACCTCGACGGCGTGATTGCCGAGGAAAGCTGGTTTGATGATGATGTCACCCCCAAGGCGTTCAAAGCTGATTTAACCGCCGGCGAGGGTGACATTGTTATCTGGCTGAACTCACCGGGCGGAGACTGTATCGCGGCGAGTCAGATATACGCCATGCTTATGGATTACAAAGGCAAAGTGACCGTCAAGATTGATGGCATTGCGGCGTCAGCCGCTTCGGTAATCGCTATGGCGGGGATGACGGTTCTAATGGCACCAACCGCGCTCATGATGGTGCATAACCCACTGACCGTGGCAATCGGCGACAGCGAGGAAATGCAGAAAACTATCGCTATGCTGGACGAGGTCAAGGAAAGCATCATCAACGCTTATGAAATCAAGACTGGGCAGTCCCGCGCAAAGTTATCCCACCTCATGGACGCGGAAACGTGGCTCAACGCCAACAAAGCCATAGAACTGGGCTTTGCGGACGGCGTTCTGGAGGATGAAAAGAAACGTGTGCAGACCGAGGATATCACCTACGCTTTCAGCCGCCGAGCAGTCACGAACTCTCTCTTGAACAAGCTGTACCCCAAGAAAACGCCTGTGAAAACAGGCACACCCATTGAGTCGCTGGAGAAGCGGCTCTCTTTGATTCAACACTAAATTTTAGGAGGAAAATACTATGAACAAAATTCTTGAACTGCGCGAGAAGCGCGCAAAGGCATGGGAAGCAGCTAAGGCTTTCCTCGATACCAAGCGCGGTGCGGATGGGTTGGTTTCCGCCGAGGATACCGCCACCTACGACAAAATGGAAGCCGACGTGGTTGGGCTCGGAAAGGAAATCGACCGCCTGGAAAAACAGGAAGCCCTTGACCGTGAGCTTTCCAAGCCCCTAAATACGCCCCTTACGGGCAAACCCATTGTGCCGGGCATGGAAACCAAGACCGGCAGAGCGTCCGACGATTACAGGAAAGCATTCTGGAATGCAATGCGAACACGTGCCGGTGAAGGTCTTGATTCAGTCATTAAAAATGCACTGCAGATTGGCACCGATACCGAAGGCGGATATCTCGTTCCGGATGAATTCGAGCGTACCCTTGTGGAAGCCCTTGAGGACGAAAACATCTTCCGCAGGCTCGCCAAGGTCATCACCACCTCTTCCGGCGATCGCAAAATTCCGGTCGTGGCGTCCAAGGGAACGGCCTCCTGGATTGACGAGGAAGGCGCAATTTCCGAAAGCGACGACAGCTTCGGTCAGGTATCCATCGGTGCTTACAAACTGGGGACGATGATCAAGGTTTCTGAGGAACTGCTTAACGACAGCGTATTCAACCTTGAAACCTACATTTCCAAAGAGTTCGCCAGACGTATCGGAAACAAAGAAGAAGACGCTTTCTTCACAGGCGACGGTTCCGGCAAACCTACCGGCATCCTTGCGACCACTGGCGGCGCGCAACTTGGTGTGACCACAGCAAGTGCCACAGCTATTACCATCGACGAAGTGCTTGACCTGTTCTATTCGCTTAAGGCGTCTTACCGAAACAAGGCGGTGTTTGTCATGAACGACGCCACAGTCAAAGCAATCCGTAAGCTTAAGGATGGTCAGGGTCAGTACCTCTGGCAGCCTTCTTTGCAGGCTGGCACTCCCGACACCATTCTGAACCGCCCGCTGTATACCTCGGCATATGTTCCTGCGATTGCATCGACCGCCAAGACCATCGTATTCGGTGATTTCAGCTACTACTGGGTAGCCGACCGTCAGGGGCGCGTATTCAAAAGACTCAACGAGTTATACGCCGCTACCGGACAGGTAGGCTTTGTCGCTACCCAGCGCGTAGACGGAAAATTGATTCTGCCTGAAGCCATCAAGGTGCTTCAACAGAAGGCTTAACGGAGGTACGCTATGAGTTACAATACCAAAAACTATACCGAACAGGGCGGAGATAAAACCGTCATTGGCGGTACGCTGGAAATCAAGGAGGGAGCCTCGGTAACGGGGCTTCCTTCTCCGTTCACTCCGGCGGCTAATCAAGCGGCAAGTACGGCTGAGGATATCACGGGGCTGCTTGCCGATTTTAACGCGCTGCTCACAAAACTGAAGACCGCCGGGCTTATGGCACCGGACGCGCAGGGATAATGAAAGGACGGCGGCGATATGACACTGCTTGAAAAAGTCAAAGCGAATCTCATTCTTGAACACACGGCGGATGATGAACTCCTGCAGATGTACATCACCGCCGCCGTTAAATATGCGGAAAGTTATCAACACCTGACCGAGAATTTCTATACCAATAATCAAATGCCGCCTACCACCGAACAGGCCGTCATTATGCTGTCGTCCCACTTTTATGAGAGCCGGGATGGCAGCACAGGCGGCTTTTTTGCCGACAATGTGCAAGCGGGTCAGCAGGTGTGGAATACGGTTAATCTGCTTCTGAGGCTTGACCGAGATTGGAAGGTGTGAGCATGAGTTACGGGAAGATGAACACCGTTATTGACATCGTACAAAAACAAAAAACCAAGGACAGCGAGGGCTTTTCGATAGAAACTGACATCGTTCTCGTTTCTGTCAGAGCTTATCGGGAGGGTCGGCACGGCACCGAGAAATGGGCTAACAGAGCCGTATTTTCGGAAGCCACCGACCTTTTCCGGTTTCGCCGTATTCCCGGTATGACCATCACAACCGCGATGGTTATTGTTCACGGGGACGGACGGTTTGAAATCACCTCGGTCGAGGACGTCAAGGGACGCGGACTGTACATCGAGGTTTTGGCGAAGGAGGTGAAGCCGAGTGGCTAAGGCAACTATGAAAATGCCGGAGGACTTCCTTTTGAAGCTGTCTCGGCTCGGTGAAAAAACCGATGAAATCCTGCCGAAAGTGCTTGAGGCGGGCGGCGAGGTTGTGGAAGCTAAAGTGAAATCCAATTTGCAAGCCGTTATCGGCAACAGTACAAAGGAAGAAAGCCGCTCAACGGGCGAGCTTGTTTCGGCACTCGGGGTGTCCTCCGCAAAACAGGACAAAGACGGTAATTTTAACGTCAAGGTAGGATTCTCCGAACCACGCTCGGACGGCAAAAGCAACGCTATGCTTGCGGGAGTTTTGGAATACGGCAAGCACGGTCAATCGCCGAAACCCTTTCTGAAGCCCGCAAAATCGGCAAGTAAAAACGCCTGCATTGATGCGATGAAGGCGAAGCTGGAAAGCGAGGTGAACGGCATATGAGCCTTTTATCTGAATTGACTCCGCTTTTTGACGGCTTGAATATCTCTGTTGAAACGGGTGTGTTTACGGATGCCGCGCCCGACCGCTACGCTGTTTTAACGCCGCTTACCGATACTTTTGAACTATTCGCAGATAACTTCCCAAACAGCGAGGTGCAGGAGGTGCGCGTTTCACTCTTCGACAAAGGCAACTACCTTAAAATGAAAAACGCTATCGTCCGTGCCTTGCTTTCTGCGGATATAACCATAACCGACCGCCGGTATATCGGCCATGAGGACGATACCGGATACCATCATTACGCCATAGATGTGGCAAAAAACTATGAACTGGAGGAATAACAAATGGCAACAATCGGGCTTGATAAGCTGTTCTACTCGAAAATCACAGAGGCTGTGGACGGCACCGAAACCTACAGCACTCCCATTTCTCTCGCTAAGGCAATGAAAGCGGATTTGTCGGTCGAACTTGCGGAGGCTACCCTTTACGCCGACGACAGTCCTGCCGAGGTCGTGAAAGAATTTAAATCCGGCAAGCTGTCGCTCGGTATCGACGATATCGGCACGGCTGCCGCCGAAGACCTGACCGGGGCAAAAATTGACGATAACCATGTTGTGGTTTCCGGTACCGAGGACGGCGGTGCTCCTGTCGCTGTCGGATTCCGCGCCAAAAAAGCAAACGGCAAGTACCGCTATTTCTGGCTTTACCGCGTCGTATTCGGTATCCCGGCGACCAATCTGCAGACCAAGGGCGACAGCATCACCTTTTCCACTCCGACCATTGAAGGCACGGTCTACCGCCGCAACAAACTGGACGGCAACGGAAAACACCCGTGGAAATCCGAGGTCAACGAGGATGACACCAGCGTTCCGGCTTCTGTTATCACGGGCTGGTACACGCAGGTCTACGAGCCTGTGTTTGCGGTAACACCGTAATGGAGGATAAGCAGATGGATAACGAAAGAAGCGCGAAAATTACCATCGGTGGCGTGGAGTATGAGATGCTCCTCACAACCAAAGCGACAAAAGAAATCGCCAAACGCTACGGAGGGCTTTCAAATCTCGGCGATAAGCTGATGAAAAGCAAGAACTTTGAAATGGCTCTCGATGAGGTGGTGTGGCTCATCACGCTGCTCGCCAATCAGTCAGTTCTCGTACACAATCTGCAAAACCCCGGGACAAAAAGAGATTTGCTTACCGAAGATGCGGTTGAGCTTCTCACCTCACCGGTTGAACTTGCGGATTACAAAAACAGCATTATGGAAGCAATGTTCAAAGGAACAAAGAGAAATGTTGAATCGGAGGAGGATTCCTCAAAAAACGTGGCGGTCGAGTAAATGACGAAGAGTTGTTTGCCCGACTTATTTATTACGGTGTAACTCAGCTTCTGAGGAATGAAGATGAGGTCTGGCTCATGCCACTTGGCCATCTGCTTGACCAATGGGAAATCCACAAGCAGTTTAACGGACTTGCCAAGCCCAAGCGGGAATATTACATCGACCAAATCATACCAAACGGCATCTAAGGAGGTGGTGAGATATGGCGGATAATTTCGGCTTAAAAATCGGCGTCGAGGGCGAAAAGGAGTTTAAAAAAGCCCTTTCTGACATTAATCAGTCGTTTAAAGTCCTCGGCTCGGAAATGAAACTGGTCGAGTCCGAATTCGGCAGAAACGAAAACAGCGTCCAGTCCCTCACCGCCAAAAACGAAGTGCTGACTAAGCAGATTGACAGCCAAAAAGACAAAATCGAGACGCTCCGTAAAGCCCTCGGAAATGCCTCCGACTCATTCGGCGAGAACGATCGCCGTACCCAGCAATGGGCAGTGCAGCTGAATAACGCTCAGGCAGAACTCAACGGCATGGAGCGAGAGCTCAAGTCGAATGAAAAGGCGCTTGACGGCGTTTCCGACGAGTTTGACGATGCGGAAAAACAGGCCGACCAGTTCGGCGATGAACTGAAGGACGCGGGTGATAAAGCCGACGATGCAGGTGGGCGGTTTCAAAAACTGGGCGGCGTTCTCAAAGGCATAGGTGCCGCGATGGGCACCGCTTTTGTCGCGGTGGGAGCTGCCGCTGTCGGAGCCGCAAAAGCCCTGACCGATATGACGGTGGGCGCGGCTGCTTACGCGGATGAAATTCTAACGATGTCCACTGTTACCGGAATGTCCACAGAAAGCCTGCAGGCATACAAATACGCCGCTGAGCTTGTCGATGTTTCGATGGAAACTTTAACAGGCTCGATGTCCAAACAGGTCAAGTCGATGGCGAGCGCAAGGGACGGCTCGGCTAAATTTGCCGATGCTTATGCCAAACTCGGCGTATCCGTAGCCGACGGTAACGGTCAGCTTCGGGACAGCGAAACCGTATATTGGGAAACCATTGATGCGCTTGGAAAAATCTCAAATGAGACCGAGCGTGATGCCCTCGCTATGCAGATTTTCGGCAAGAGCGCACAGGAATTGAATCCTCTTATCGCCCAAGGCAGTGAAGGCATTGCAGCTTTAACGGAAGAAGCGAAGCGCATGGGCGCTGTTATGTCCGATGATTCTCTGAATGCGCTGGGAAAATTCGACGACAGCGTCCAGCGCCTTAAGGCTGGTGCCGGTGCGGCAAAGAATGCGATGGGTACCATTCTTCTGCCCCAGCTGCAGACGCTTGCCGACGACGGGGTGTCCTTGCTCGGCGATTTCACTCGCGGACTCAATGAAGCCGGTGGCGACTTCGGCAAGATATCCGATGTAATCGGCAATGCAATCGGCGGAATAGCGGATATGGTCCTTGAGAACCTCCCCAAGATTATGGAGGTCGCTGTCGATATCGTAATGGCGCTGATTAATTCCATTACTGACAATCTGCCCATGATCATTGAAGTGGCAAGTTCGGTTATTTTTACACTGCTACAAGGTTTGGTAGAAGCTCTGCCGCAGATAACACAGGGTGCTGTACAGCTGGTTATGTCCTTAGTGGACGGAATTATTGACAACCTGCCTATGCTGATACAAGCCGCCATCGACATGATTATTACCCTGGCGCTTGGCATCGCTGACGCGCTCCCGGAACTGATTCCCTCCATTGTGGAAGCCATTATATTAATTGTAGACACTCTGCTCGCCAACATGGATAAAATACTCGAAGCGGCTTTCGCCATCATCGGAGGTTTGGCGGAGGGACTTTTAAACGCACTGCCGAGACTCATGGAAGCGCTGCCCCAGATTATCACAACCATCATCGAGTTCATTACAAGCAATCTGCCAGCCATCATCGAGATGGGCATCACGCTTATCGTGCAGCTTGCGGCGGGTCTGATTCAGGCAATTCCGCAGCTGATAGCCGCCATTCCTCAAATTATAACCGCGATTGTAAGCGGACTCGGCAGTGCTGTCGGTTCCGTCATGCAAATCGGTATGGACATTGTAAAAGGTCTGTGGGAAGGCATCAAGTCAATGGGCAAATGGCTGTCTGATTCGGTTGGGAACTTCTTCGGCGGGATTGTCGACGGGGTGAAAGGTTTGCTTGGAATCCACTCCCCGTCAACCGTGTTCGCCGGAATCGGCGGCAATATGGGTGAAGGTATCGGCGTCGGCTTTCTGAACGCTATGAACGGCGTGGAAAAAGATATGCAAAGGGCTGTCCCGACCGAATTTGATGTTAACGCCACTGTAAACGGTAAAGGCAGCATTGATAAAACCATAAACCACACCGGGGTTATCCGTGTGGAGGGCATCAACAACCAAAACGAAATGACCTCGGTGGTGGACATCATTATCAATCAGTTAAGGGGTGAGGTGCGGATATGACGGAACTGAAAGACATGGATAACGGAATTGTTATCACCTCGTTCGTTTCACTAAAGGAGAAACAGGAGGTCATCCGCACCCTCCACAAAACCCTTGACGGCAGGCAGTTGGTTTCACGGTTCGGCGAACCCGCGATTTCATATGATATTACCGTTTATGTAAAAGAGGACGGCAGACAGGCTTTATTCTCCGCCGAGGATCAGCTTTCGCTTTTGAGGGTTACTTTGGGCGGTAATGTGTACTTCGGCAGGATTACCAAACTATCCGATTTCGACCGTATTTCAAGGGAGTATTTCAAAGCCGAAGTCACCCTGGCAAAGGAGGCGGACATATGAGAAACGTTCCGCTTGACCTAAAGCAGAAGCTCTTAAAACGGTTTTACGGAACATCGACCGACAACTTGCCGCAAATACAGGTTATTGCCAAACAAGCAAGCATCAACACGCTGATTACCGAGGCAATCCATGAGGATATCCCGGAGGGCTTCGGCGACGTGGCCATCAGGCAGCTTCCGGGAGAAACACAGCCGAGTCTTGTCTATGCAGTTTGTGTTGATAACGGCATAGGCAATATTTATTCACGAAAAATGCCCGCCTTTGCCGAGCAGGAATGGGAATATCTCTGGAGTATCGGTGCGGTCAAGGATGTTGCGATTGAGTTTGACGGCGACTGGCTTATTAATCCTAAAAAGCGTTATTACGAGCTGATGACCCAGGATGTACCGTACATCTTTTTCACAGATAGCAGCAACGACCTCTATGTACAGAAATGGAGCGATGTATCCACAAGGATTCCACTTGCAGAGGGCGTCTCGCAGATTTCCGTGTGTCGCGGCTGGCAGTCAACGCTCGATACCGGAGTCGACCAGGGACTAATTATCGGATACCTGCGAGACGGCAAAGTGTTTTATCGCGCCTGGTGTCAGCAAAGCAACGGCGAGTATATCTGGGAAACGGAAAACGAGGTCACGGAGCTTGGAACCGGGAATGTGTCGCTTTGCGTATTCCGAACAAACGATTTTAGAGTAGGTTTTCTCACCGAAAATGCAGGAGAAATGAAGTATGTCCTCTCCGAACGCACCTATGCTGGTCAGGCGATGCCGCCGGAATACGCGGAAAGCTGGCCACAGGACGCAAAGGTATGGATAAACAACGTCCAGTATTATTACCCTGTCTTTTCAGAGCATGGAACCGCGATACCCGATAGACCGTACCTTGCCTGCTACAGCAAGGATACGCCTCTGCTCGCGGTCGCGGGGCATGAGCGAATCGGGCTTCGCGAGATTGTTATCTCCTTCAACCGTCCGGTTGGAGGAATACCGGGTGCGTTTGAGAACTACTTCACGACCTTCCCGGTGCGTCCTGTGGAATCCTGCGTCTGGCAGAACAGCAACCAGCTGAAGTTGACTCTCGCACAGGACTTGGGACAAAGCGTTGATTTTACGATTACGGTCAGTGAGTGCCATGAAGCGTGGCAGGTCATAGACGGTCACCGAATGCCGATTGAAGCGACAACGTTTGTCCTTGCCGGGCAGCCGATACAGACCATACTCAGGGAAACCGCTATGGTGACACCGGTCGCCGGGATGTACATCGATATCAAGACCGACCACCGGGCGTACCTTAACGAAAGCGTTACGGTTAACATGGAAAGCACCGTCACACTTCCGCCGGTAGGCGTATTACCGATTTAGGAGGAAAAGTCATGGAATTTAAACAGAAAACGGTCATCCATAACCGTTTCGATATCGAGGTGCGCGACGCCAAGACGAACGAACTGAAGCAGACGGCCGTCGCCTATAACATTATTTTGAACCGCTGGTTTCACTATTTCACCAAGACTGGGGGCGTAAGCTATTATGCTGACCCATTGAAGGCGATCGGTGTGGGAAAAGGAACCGGTACGCTGGACGTGACGCGCACCGACGTCTTCAGCTATATCGGCAGGAAGCTGCCGACCACGATTGAAACGGTGTACGCATATCCGACTTCGTATATCACGAAGGAAATCCGCATTGAAGCGGATGAGTACAACGGGAACAACATCACGGAGGTCGGTTTTTTGGCCGCCTATTACGATACCTATTATCACTTTGTCACGCACGCGTTCCTGCAGGACAGCGAAGGTAATCAGATAGCTATCCAAAAGACCGACACCGACGTGGTGATAATCCGGGGTACCTTCTATGTAACATTCAACTGCACCGGTTTTGGCGATAACGGTATTTATCCGCCGCCGGAACAAAACGGGGTAGTCAGGTGGCTGCTTGGAGTAGCCACTTTCCCCAACACCATCTCATTTTCAAGGTATAACCTGCAAAACTCCACCGATATGTGGAACAGCAAGCATGGGACGAAATCCACGAACATGGACGCCTGCACCCGGAACGCGACCACATGGCGGATAGATTATCCTGTCATCACCTGGCTTGATACGGAAAGGCTGAACCATACGGTCAGAACTATTGGTATCAACAGCATCGGTGCTATATCCCTGCCGAACCACACGATGTTCCCGCCGGTTCAGGTCACAAAAATTGCGATAGGCACGGGCGACGGCGCTACGACGAATTTCAATATTAAAGCGCCCTTTATCATCCCAAATTCCGAGACAATATATGTCAACAATGTTGCTTTATCCAGAGGTACGGATTACGAGATTGATTATGAGAACAATTTCTGTGATATGCGGGAGAACTACCATACCGCAGGGCTTACCTGCAGAATTGATAACGTCAGCTTCGGAACCCTCAAAACAGCAACGAAGAGCGGCTCCAACTATCGCGACCCGATTGCCTGGTGGGACTGCTACGAGGCGAACCAGTATCCTTCTTCCTGCACCATAAGCGAAGCGAACCCTATCTTCTTTGATTTCGGTATGGCGAAGGAATGCAACCGGATGAAGATTGAAATCAACACCGTTCCCTCCGCGCAGATCGACAACCTAAAAATACAGTACAGTGTGGATAATACGACATGGACGGACGTGCCGGGTATGACAAGGACAAATCAGGTGTGGAGCTTTACGCTGACTTCGGCGCGGTACTGGCGTGTGTTTATTCCTTCATACAACTGGTCGTATGCGCTGACTACCGGTACAAATACCCGCGACGAGCAGGCTTTAGGTACGACCTTTTTCCTCGGTAAAACCGTGCCGGGGTTGAAGTTTACCGCCCCTCCCGCAAACGGCGCCGCCATTGAAGCAAGCTACCAGCTTGAATTGCCCTTCAAAACCTCGAATAATCTGCTCCGCTTCACCTGTTCGCTGTTGCTTTCAAGGGGCGAAGGGAGCTAATTATGAGGCTGACCTTTGAATATTCCAAATCGGCGGGCACCGGGCTTTCACCGCAGGCGGTTCACATGATGGACAACGGCCTGCGGTTTATTTATCTCACCTCGGACGGGCTGGTCGAAGTAAAGGAATGCTTCCCCGATATGGGGTTGTATGACGAGCTTACCTACAAGGATAAAGGCAGGATATCCGCAGACTTCGAGGTAAGCAAGCCGCAGCTGAAAAAGGTGGCGCACCACGGTGCTTACGGATTTTGGAGCAGTGAAGACACACATCGGTTTGTTATGTATATGCTGCCGTATGACGTGTCGGCGGCATTGGTGGACGGAAGTATCTCCTTTACCAAAGACAGCCCGGTGTCGCAGCTTAGCATTTCATTCATGAATCTCGGCGGCGAACTTGTCGGCAGATACCGCTCGGTTATCTCGCCGAATACGATGCTGGAGATCAGCTTCACGATGGGCGGCAGTGCGTGGTTGCCGCTCGGTCAGTTCTATATCGACCGGGTCAGCACGTCATACCCAGAGCAAAGCATCTCGGTATCGGCGCGGAACGGCATCGGAAAGCTGCTGAAAGAACAGACCTTCGATGAGAACAACAGCTTTCAATATACTACGTTAAAGGAAAATCTTGAGGCGATACTGCTGCTTTCCGGTATTGAGAGCTACTTTGTCGGCGACCCGCAAAAGTCCTGGAAGCTGACCTTCAAGCCGGATACAAATCTGCAGGCTGGCATCGAACAGGTTGTATCTTTGCTTCCCGCTTGGCAGCTTCGCGAGAATACCAACGGGACGGTAGGAATTGCTCCCGTCAGCGACAGCCGCTTTGAGCAGCCGTCTGTTTATGTGTTTGAACGTGACAAGACCTGCTTCAGCTACGATGTGGAATACTCGGACGAAAACACCTGCGCCAAGCTGTGCGTTTCCTGCAAAGAGCCTGCCGCAACCGTTTATGTTACACTCCCGCCGCACAGATGGTGGGTTTCCCCTCAGCACAAAACGATGTATGTAGCCGTACCTGACGGAACGGGCAGCGCCGAACTTGCGGCATATGCGGATGAACTGGCAAAGCTGATCGCCATCAGCGGTAGAATTGAGAGTTTCGCTGTAATTTTCACGCCGCAGCTGATTATCGGGGATGAAATCGAGCTTGTCGAAACAAACGGCAGGCGCAGTAAAACCGGCACCGTTACAAGTGTCCGCCACAAGTTTGGGAAAGGCGGCTTCATCACCGAGTTCACCGTGGACAGTTCCGGTAGAAAAGGTAAAGCACTTCTCAAAGACTATGTGTCCCAAATCGGAGACAAATCCACACAAAGCAATGTGGTAATCTCCTAATTATATTTCTGACGACAGCACTCCGACTCGGGGTGCTGTTTTTATATTTAACAACAAAGGAAAGAGGTAATTCAAATGAAGGAAATTTGGATCTGGATTCAGGCGGCAATCGCCGCAGTCGGAGGGTGGCTCGGGTACTTTCTCGGAGGGTGGGATGGCTTTATATATGCGCTTATCGCCTTTGTCGTAATTGACTACATCACAGGCCTGATGTGCGCGGTGCTTGACAAGAAGCTCTCCAGCGAGGTTGGCTTTCGCGGTATTTTCAAGAAGGTGCTTATCTTCTCACTGGTAGCCATCGGACACATCATAGACAAAAGCGTAATCGGTGACGGCTCAGTGATACGGACGGCCGTCATCTTTTTCTATTTGTCTAACGAAGGCATTTCCATACTCGAAAACGCCGCGCACATCGGCCTGCCTGTGCCGCAGAAATTGAAGGACATTTTAGAACAGCTTCACAACAGAACGGAGGATAAATAAATGAACCTGCACAAGCTCATCTTCACCAACAACGCCTGCTTCAAGGCGGGCAAAACCATCACGCCGAAAGGCATCATGGTGCATTCCACCGGGGCGAACAACACCAATCTGAAACGCTATGTCGGTCCGGACGACGGCTTGCTCGGCAAGAACCAGTACAACAACCACTGGAATCAGGATAAACCAGATGGTAGGCAGGTCTGTGTTCATGGTTTTATTGGCAAACTGGCAGACGGAAGTATCGCCACCTATCAAACCTTGCCCTGGAATCACCGTGGTTGGCACGCCGGGGGTTCTGCAAACGATACACATATCGGCTTTGAAATCTGCGAGGACGGGCTGACCGATGCGACCTATTTCAATAAGGTCTACACTGAAGCCGTGGAGCTTTGCGTGTATCTCTGCAAGCAGTATGAATTGAACGAGAATAACATTATCTGCCACAGCGAGGGGTACAAGCTGGGGATTTCCAGCAACCACGGTGACGTCATGCACTGGTTTCCGAAGCACGGAAAGTCGATGGATACCTTCCGCACGGCGGTGAAGGTTGGGTTGGCTGCAACCGCTACACCCGAACCAGCCACGTCAAAAAAATACTACCGCGTGCAGCTTGGCGCATTTTCCGTCAAGGCAAACGCCGATGCACTTCTTGCAAAGGTCAAGGCGGCGGGCTTCACCGACGCTTTTGTCAAGTACAGCGAATAACGCAATGGTACACCTCTCCAACGCAAAAAGCCATAAACCAGAAGTCAAGTTCTTGACCTACAGTTAATATTCAGACCCGCGACTGTGATTAATTTCACTCTCGCGGGTTTATTTTTTTTGGCCTTTTTCGTTCAAGACGCCGCTTCCCCTCCAGTGGGTAGTGAGGGAGAGATTTCCTCGGACTGGAGAATTAGATATGACGAACGAACAAAAGGAAGCACTCGCACATCTGCGGTCTCAAGGATTAGGATACGTTTCCATTGCCAAAATGGTCGGACTTTCTGTTAATACGGTCAAAAGCTATTGCAGGCGAAACGCTCTGCCTTGCGTGAAAACTGACTCGTTTAGCAGAGGCGAGAAAAAAAGCAATCCGCTGTACTGCCGATATTGTGGAAAGCCGCTTAATCAGAAACCCGCTTCCAAGCCACGAAAATTCTGCTCCGATAAATGCCGTCTCGCATGGTGGAACAGCCACCCTGCAGAAGTCAACAGAAAAGCGTATTACAGCTTTGTATGCGCCCACTGCGGAAAGACATATACGGTTTACGGACGAAAGAACAGCAAATTCTGCAGCCAATCCTGCGCGGGGCTTCACCGTATCAAGAACGCGGAGATTGACTC